CCGCCGCGCTCGACCCGCCTCCGCTATCGGTGATGGTAACGGCGGGCACACCGGCACTACCCGGAAGTGCTGGCGTATAGCCGGTGCCCCATTGCGTGACGAAAATGTTGGTGATGACGCCGTTGGCGATGACCGGAACGGCCAGCGCCCGCACGCTGCCAGTCGGCCCCGCTGCAATCGTTACTGTCGTTGCGGGAGTGTAATTGGCGCCACCATTGTTGACCGTCACGCCGACAACCTGCCCGGCCAGAGAATTGCCGGGAGCGCCGTTGAGAAAATAGACCTCCTGATTACCGATCAAGCTGACGGGCGAATAGCTAGTCGGATTGGCAACCGCATTCGGCGGTGTCAGATACGTCACCCGGCAACAATGGAAATCCAACGCGGTCGCGGTGCGCGCGTTGTTGATCGCATTTATCAGTTCGGCTTGGCTAAAGTCCGCGTTCGTCTGGTCGTGCAGAAGAAATTGGACTTGCGCGATGTAATCGGAGAGTTGCATTCATCACGCCGATTCCTGATCCGCTGGCCTTGGATTCGGCGGCCGTCCGGGCCTGCGCGCATTTGTCACATGCTCAACCGGGATTTCCGGGTCGGCCGGGACCGGCTTGCGCGGGTCGGGCGCCTCGGCGGGCACCAGCTTGTAGGCCACCGGCTCGATCTTGAGCTTGGAGAAATACTCCTGCGCCAGCGTCTTGTGCGTGTCGGCGTTTTGCTTGACGTACTCCGGCGTGTTCCAGCCCTGCCGCTTGCAGATATGGCGAAACATCACTTCCGGCTCGACGCCGGGATGAAAGGCGAAGAAATGCGCCGCCATGTCGAGCGGCAGATTCTCGCTCTTGCCGGGCATGATCGTGACCGGCACGCCGTCGTGCCGATCCGTGAACGGAAATTCCAGCCCGTTCGTGATGCGGACGTAGTTGATCCGCTGCTGTTCCAATTCGGCCGGATTCATTACTGCACCTTCACTGAACGCGAGGTTGGATCAGGGTCACCGAATTGGTGTTCGAGGCCGTAGCGACAACCGCCGTGGCGGCAATGCCGCCCGCGCCGCCGGTAAAGGTGACGGCCGGCGCACCCGTATAGCCGCCGCCCGAGTTAATCATGTGGATGGCGAGCAACGTTCCGGAACCCGTCAACGCGGCCGATGTCAACTGCGCGCCGGTGGCCGACGTGTTCTGATTTCCGGGGAGCGCATTGCTCGGATAGACAAGGCCCGGCGCCGGGATGGCGCCAGCGGCGACGCCGCCGGACGGCCCGCCCGGATAGGACGCGAACTGCGGCACGATCCAGAAGTTCGGAGAGGTCGCATAACCCGCCCCGGCATTAACCATTGTTACCGAGGCAATGCCGCTCGAGCCGGCCGCCGTCATAACCGCGATGGCGGTGGCTTGGACACCGCCGGTCGGCGGCGGATCAATGACAAGAACCGGAGGAATGAGGAATCCCGAGCCGCCCTGAGTAACAGTAGGTGCCTGCACCGAGCCACCGATGATGACGTAGCCCGTCGCAGTCGGATAGCCGGTGGTGTTCGACGCCGCATAGGCTACCGAAACCCCGGTTGCGGTCGCGCCGATGCCGTTCGTCATGCCAGAACCGGCGGTGTAAGTGTTGCTCGTCACGGCACCGGCAAGGTTGTGGATGCGGAAGTTATAGCCGTCCACGCTGATGAAGCCGCCGGAGCTGACTGGGATGAACGAAGCCCAAACTGTCTCTATGGGATCCCACCGCTCGATGACGGAATAGGCGTCGGTGAGCACCACATATTCGCCGGCCGGGAAATACCACACCCCGCCGGAGCCGAGTTCGATCTTGTTGGTGCCTTCCTGGACCTGTCCGGTCGGAAGGGGAAATGCGCCGCCTATGCGAGCCATGACTTACCTCAGATGTTCAAATACGCCAGCCCGTCGAACTTGCCGTGCGCCTTGCACTTCACGTCAACGAGTTCCAGCAGCGAGAGAATGGCCCCGACATAGCCGAGCTGGTTGTTCGGCAGGGTCGATTCAAAGCCGGTGAAGGAGAAAGCCGCCCGCTCATGCAGATAGAGCGAAAGGTAGTTGGTATTGATGAGGTAAAGCGTGCCTTCCGGGCAGTACGGATCGGCGTAGAAGGGCACACCGGCCACGTCGAGAGCGCGGAACAGCGATTCGGCCTTCTTGTCGGCGCCGAACGCATCGCCGGGAGTGATGTTGTACCGCTCCTGCGATGTGAAGTCCTGCGCGAGCAGCGTCCAGGTGCCGAAGCCCATAACGCCGATCGAAGGCATTTCGCCGGTCGTCTTGGAAACCTGCGAGATGTATTGCAGCATCAGGTTCCGAGTCGGCGTGACGTTGCCATTGCCGTGAACGTAGGTCGATTTCCAGAAGGTGTTGGTCGTGCGGTTGATGCCGCCGTAGCTCGCGGCGAAAGTGCCGTCGTCAATCGCGGCCGGCAGTCCGATAAGCTGCTGCGTGTTGGCGACGTTGTTGTAGAGCGAGTTGGAGAACGTGTCGATGGTGACGTTGGTCGAGTCGTTCATGCGCGCTTCGATCAGCGGCACGACCGAATAATCCAACTGCACTAGACCTTCAAAGCCGAGGAAGGGGATAGTCGAGACAAACGCCTTCAAATTGAACTCGGCGTCCTGAATGCCGGGCTGCACGCCGGGCTGCTCGAACGAGCCGGAGTAATCGACCCACTGCCCCGACACCATCGGCGTCCCCTGGACCGGCGCGGTGATCGGCGACAAGCCGCCCGTTGCGACCTGCGCTGAGGCGAGCATGGCGGCCATGAGGGGCGCGGATTTCCAAAGCTGTACGTAAACCTTGGGCATAAACGCCCGACGCACAACCGCGGACAATTCGTTCGCTATTGCCCCGGAGGCCGGAATTATGCCTGAGCCGAATTGAGGCATTTGTCAATCCTTTCAACTACTTAGGCGCGTTTCCTTTGAAACTCGCTGATGACATCGTGGGCCACTTCCCGCGCCGCCCGCGTCGGGTCTTTGCCGAACTTGCCCCACTCGGGAAATTCCCAAGTGGCGCCGTGCTTCGGAAGGTCGGGATTTGGCTTGGGATTCTCGGGGGGCAGCGTGGCGGCATAGAGAATGCGGCCGTCCTCGTAGTCGGTGATACCCTTCTGCTGCATCAGGGCTTCGATTTTCTTGACATCTTCCTCGCCGTACTTCGGGCCGGATTCGTCCTCGCCGCCGGTCAAAAGCGCCGCGCGTTGCGCGTTCATGCGGGAGAGCACGGCGTCCTGTTGCCGCTTGAGTTCCTTGGCTTCCTGCTCGGCGCGGAACGTCTCGAATTTGTCCTCGATCTCCACGTCGGGAAATGCCGCCGCGTGAGGCGAATCCGGCTTGGCTTCCTTGATCAGCTTGCCGAACTTGCCGCGGAATTTTTTGTCGTGCGAAAGATCGAGCGCAAGGCGCGCTAAATCCTGGGCTACGTTGGCGTCGATGAGTTTTGCTGATTCGGCCATGACGGGCGCCTTAGATCGGCTTGCCCTTCTGCGCGCTCGGGCCGCCGCGTTCGAGGTTCATGCCGTCGATCTTGTTGCGCTTGCCGGATGGGTCGGTCAACTTTGATTCTCCGGTGAAGCCGCCGAGCGCGGTGTAGGTCGGCGGATTTCTGAAAATTCCGTTTTCCATCGTGCGCTTTGAAAGCGTACCGACGCGAACCTTCGGGCGGAGATATTCGGTCATGCGCTTGCTCCTGTTAAGCTGCTTCCTCGCCGCTGGCACCCGGCGGCAATTCCATGCCTGCGGGCGGTTTCGGCGACGGTGTTAAACCGGGCGGAGGGGCCGCACTAAGCGGCCCCTGTTTGGCTGCTTGAGCCATTGTGGCAAGGCCCGCCGGGACCATGTTGGCGCCTTCTGCCTTGCCAAAGATAGGATTGAGCGACGAGATCGCGCGCAGCAACGCTTGCTGTTCTTTCGAGCCGGCGTCGAATGCCATGCTCGCCATCAGCAGCGCGGGGATGACGGCTTTGACTTGCTGAGTGGCCGCGGCCTTGTTGCCGGCGCCGCCGCCGGGAGAAAGCATCGGCGAAGCGCCTGGACCGCCCGGCCCGCCAACCGGAGATTTTGGAACGCCGGGCGGGCCAGCGCCAGGAGGACCACCCGGACCAAGCGGAGGCGGGCCGCCAGCAGTCGAAGGATCAAGCCCTAGTGCCATGACGTGAATTGATAGCCCTATTTAGTAGGTTGCGTCAACTACCCGAAAACCAAACCCCCCGGGCAGGACCGAGGGGCTGGCGTCAAGTTCTCCAAAAATCGGCTGAGGTGGTGCCGGGCCTAACGCTTGTGCTTGCGTTTGCCGCGACGATGCTTGCGCTTCATCTTGAGGCTCCTTTCCTTGTTAGGATCGGCGGTCGTAAGCGGAATGTTCCGCCACGCCCATCACACACAGACTACGCCGATTTTTTCAATCGGTCAATCGAGCGGTTCCTAGTGTCGATAGTGGCATCGCTCGCAATCTTCCTCGCTAGCGTGCGGTCAATACCGTTTTTCTCACAAGCATCTAAAACCGCTGAATGCAGGTCGCATTCCAAATCTTCCCAACCCTTCGGAATCGGCATCAAATCCCCACGCCGCCCAGCGGCTTTGTCAAATCCCCGCGCCGGGTTGCGCGCCGTTTCTCTTGCCCTTCGGCGGCGGCTTCTCGCCGATCGGCGGCAATCCCATCTTGGCGCGCAGTGCCTGCGCCTGCGCCGCTTTCTTCTGCCGCGCGCGCAGCGCGTGGATGAGGTTGTCGCGATTCGGAGGGTTGAGCAGACGAATCAAGGCTTCTTGGTCGATCGCTTGGAACTTCATCAGCAAAAGAGCCAATTCCTTCGAGTCGTCGGCGAACAGCGGCGAGTGCGAATGACCGTTGATGCGGAGTGAATAATCGCTGGTAAGGTTGTGATAGTAGAACGGATCGCCGCCCTTGCCATCCTCTTTCGGGTCGGGCTGAATCGCATCCTCGTTGTTCCGCATGTTGAGCCGTAGTGCGAGGTCGCCCATGCGGACCAGCGGTGCCTCTAGCCGCGTAGCGGTTTTCTTGATGCGCCCTGCGCCCGTTGTTTTCAGTTCCTTGGCATGGCCGCGCGAGCGCACGCCCTCAGTGCCCTTGCCCTGCAACACTTCGGTCAATCCTGACGCCTCGATGAACAACATGCCGATTGAATTGTAGTCGGCAAAGATGTCGGGCGGCATTTCGGGGAACAACTCTTTGACTTGTGCCTGCGGCAGTTGATCCATGACCCATGTATCGGCGCCGCCGAAGGCTTCCGCCTTTTCGTCGCTCAGACCCAGGAAGCCCGACAGAACCCGCGCCGGATTGGCCTGCTTGTCGAGAATGTCGTGTATCTGATCTAGCCGCTCGTTCGACCATTCCTGCAACGGAATGAGGCTTTCGATGTGCGCCTTGCCCCAAAAATACTCGTAGATGTGATAAGGCCGCACCTGGACGTAGGGGTGATCCTTGGGAAAGAACGGGTTGCATTGCGTGTTGTAGAACTGCTCTTGCTGCGTGCGCTGCGCCTTGAAGCTGCCGGCCTTTTTCAGAACGTCGATGGTTTTCTTGCTATCGGAAATGAAAATGCCAGGATCGCAGGCAAAGAACACCCGGTAATCCTCGCACTCATCGTCCCAAACCGTCAGTTCATGGAACGCCACTAGCGGCCGGTCCACCT